CAAACTTAATCTTTGGCGCGAGGTATTTAAATCTAGACCCTGCAAATAAAGTGGGAGTTTCACGCGTATAGAGGTATCGAATATAATTTTTATTCTCATCATATTCGCCGCCGATAAAGCCAATTATATCAACGAGTCCATTACAGATTTCTGCAGCACGCTTAGGCATTTCAGGAGAAATAATCTCTGTCTCATTACCTTCCGCATCCTTTTGAATCCGAGTTGCTTCATGCGCGATAAGAACTAGACCATAACCTAGCATAGTAATCTTTCGCAGAGCACCCTCAAATTCTTTCTTTGCTGCAGAATATCCGCCACCCCACGGTATATCAGCTATACGCTGGACACTATTTTGAGAACAAATATATTGTTCGCAATAATCCCAAGCAATTGAAATAGTATCAATTATTATAGTTTCATAAAGCTCCCGCGCCTCTGGCTTTTCGAGCTGACGTAATACCCCTTTAAAATCACTCCACTTAGTTATGTCCGCAGCGCGAACACCACCTATTGCATTATATCCTCGCTCAAAAGCAATAAGAAGCGATTTGGGAAAAGAGCAAGCAGCGGTTGTTTTTCCACTTTTAGGCTTGCCATACAGAAGTACATACTTGCCCCTTAAATCCCTTGAAATTACACTTGGCTGAATATTTAATATATCAATCGCCATTTAGTTTACCTCTTAAAATCCGAGGTCAACCTTACCCTTCGTAGAAGTGGGCGCCGGCGCCTTCTTGGCCTGGTTGTTCTTTCCAGTCTTCATATCATCCAAACGCTGCTTGCGCGCGGCCATACCAGCCTTAATGTCTTCAACATCGAATGCAAAATCACCTTCAAGAGGAGCCTGCGAGCCACCAGTTACAATAAGCTCACTTACATTAACGGTACGGGTCGTGCGCCTAGGCTCACCAAAATCAACCTCTTCAAGAACCTCTTCCGTTCGAGAAGAGAAATTTAAACGGCCGCTTGCCTTATAACAACTACCAGCTTCCCAATAATTCTCAATTGCATCGATAACACCGGGGGATACAGCATAAAGAGTCATAAGGTCTACATTCATTGCACTAGCGCTATCGGGAGTATACTGCGGGACAATTACATTTACAGCGATCTTACGAGGATCAACCTCAACACCATCCGCATCCACAACAGGGTTAAGACTTGAAACCATAAACTCAAGATTAAAACTTGCTTCGGGCTTAAAATCACCAACTACATGAGATACAAAAGAAGCGTTAACACGGGGCTGTGATACGATATTACCCTTTTGCCCATAGAACTCATTCATGCGAATCTGAGCATTAGTAATGCGAATCCTGTCTGCATTGGCCGCGCTACCGGCCGCAGCGATAGATACGAATTCCTTCATAACCTTCTCAATAGATTCATAAGAAGGATTAATCTTACCAGCCCTCGTATACTTACTAGAGAACATATAAACGGGGATTTCAAGCCTTGTCGGAACACCATTAATTTCCTGCTCCACGAGCACCTTAATGTTTCCACCAATGGACTGGACTTCCTCCCCATTCTTCATAAAAGAATTATATTTAAGATCAACTTCTGAAAGAATACCCTCAATCCTTACTCTATTTTCTGCCTGTCTAAAATTCATTTTATTTATTTTTCTCCTTTTATTTTTAATTTTTACTTTTACTTTGAGGGAATAAAAGCCCTTTCGGGCTTAGGGTTTACTCCTCTTCAGAGGGTACAAAATTCATGCCTTCCTCAGTAAGGGTAACAATAGTGATCTTATGACCGTCCTCGGTCTTGCCACCATCCTCAGTAACAGCAAGGCCCTTCTTAACAAGACTGTTAATACGGCCAGTTACAGAGGCAATCTTCTCAAGGCCAAGACCATTCTGAATATCAGAGGTCTTACAGCTGCCGCCGTGGTTCTTAATGAAATCAAAAGCTTCCTGAGTCTTCTCGGTGAGTGTCATAATTTTTTTCTCCTTTTTATCCGCCTTTTATTAGTTATTTTATAGTTTGTTTTTTGAAGTTGGGCGGCCAACCTTGAAAGTCATCTTTAACTTTCTGTAAATATTATATCAAAATTAAATTGAATTCTCAAATTTTAAAGCTGAGTTAATTTTATAATTTTTGAATTTTCAAGAAGTTTTATGGATTTTACTCCTTGAGCGCCTCGAGATAATACTGGAACATCACTCGCGCGTAGTCTAAGCTGGGAAGTTGAAGATACAACAAGTACATCATCGTTGGAAGTTAAAGGTAAGAAATCACAAAAAGAATTTGTAGATTGGATCTTTGAGCCTTTTGTTGCACGACCAGTTAGATTAAACTCAGAAATAGGAGTTTGTTTAATATAACCATCAAGAGAAATAGAAACGATTGAAGTCGTTGAAGCCGAAATTACTTTCGCGCTTACTACTTCATCTCCATCATTAAGAGTAATACCCTTAACTCCTTGCGTTGAACGAGAAGTAGGAGCAATATCTAATGAACTGAATTTAATACACATGCCACTTTTAGTAATAAACATAATTGGTTCATCTTTAATTAAGCCGATACTTGCTAAACTATCACCTTCACGCAATGAGATGGAAGAGATACCAGTCTTCTTTTTTGTCTTAATATATTCATCTATTGGAGTCTTCTTAACAACGCCATTCTTTGTTACAAACAATACGAATTTTGCATCAGTATCTTTGTA